CTACTTACTCCCGGCGTCCCTCGGTTAAGCATATCTCCAAGAGGACCTTCTGGAGTAGTAAGCTGGTCATAGATCCACTTATCTTTCTGCTTGATACTCTCTAACGCCCCGGCAAGCCTACCCTCAGGCACATCCTTGAAAGCTCTCCTTAGCTGTTCAGCTGCTTCCTTGCCTCTACCGCCTGTAGTAGAGCCCTTAAGCATAAGTGCTTTAGCTACAACAACATCATCCCATGTAGCTGCCTTTCCTAGGAACTTAAGCCCAGGGTGGAATACGTGCTTGTCTGTAGCAGTGCTAGAAAGCTGTGTAAGATCTTGAGCCCTGTTACTCTTGCCCAAGATCATATTGGGAGCTATCTTCCACTCAGTAGCTTCCTGTGTAGCTAAGCTATACAGGGCCATCTCTACGGTACCAGAACCCTCTCTAAGCCCTAGGGTCTCAATATCAAGAATTAATGCATTCTGTAGTAACGAATGGTGTGAAGGCATCTGCTCTAGTCGTCTAATAAGATTTCGTCGTCTTCTGCTATTAGCTCTACTTCTTCAACTTCTAACTGGCCCAATGCCTCCCGCAATTTAGTTATTTCAGCCAACACCCTACTCTCGTTACCAACTCCACCAACTTTAGCAGCCCAATCTGCTTTAGCTTTCCGCGTTTCCATAAGGTTGGTAAGCCATTTATCTCTCCTACGCTCAAGCTTTTCTAGAACTTCTAAAGCCGGGTGCAACTTAGCAACTTCTGCAGCCTGACCATTCTCATTAAACCCTATTATGTCTACCCGCATAAAGTCCCGGCCCTGCCCCCCTCTGTCTCCTACGCCTAAGATCATTAATGCTCTATTCTTATACAGGTCTAACAACGCCAACTCATTAACAATAGACATCTCAATAGGGTTCTTAGGGTCTACATTGAGATGTTCCATATACTCAATAATCTTCTGTCTCATGTAGAACTTCTCTAAGATACACTCTCTACCAATCGGATAGTCGGTGTCATTACCATATACTAAAGCCCCTGTTGTCTCATCTCTTTCAGGTATAGGGCACCTTTCTACAAACACACACTTTACAGGTCCAAGACACATGGTTGGAGCTACAGCGTGTAAGCCGTGACTCATACTGTGTACAGAGTTTCTTATTCTTAGTTGTTTATTGGGGGAAAGCCGGTCTAGATAGTTGACATAGTCTTCTTCTACTTCCGCTATTTCAGCTATTGCTTCTTCCTTAGTAGGTACTAAATCTAGCCCGACCTGCTTTGTATCTTTTTTAGACATAGCCAATAGAAGTAAAAGTAAGGGGTAATGGGCCGCTGTTTAGGGAGTTAACTCAGTCTCTTTAGGGAGGGAGTTAAGCGCAGTGTCAATAGTATCTTTAAGTGATTCTAGATAGTTGCGAAGAGTTGCTTCTTCGCTCTCTCCGAATTGTTTAGTGACTATAGCATATCTACAGGAAGTGCCTAGTTCAGATCTATCAACAAGATACTTGTAGCGGTAGTAGTGGAACTGTAGTAGTGATTCTACTTCTTGGTGAAGTGAATGTAGAGACGAGGAATAAGTATAGAGTAGATCTTCTGTCATTCTAAGCCTTTAGAAAAGAAAGCAGTAGGTGGCCGGCTATATAGAGACTAAAATTAGTTGGAAAATATTTCTCATAATACAAATTATACACTCTTGGTTTCAAGGCCGGATCATAAATAGGAATAGCCGCGTCATATTCAGCTTCTAAGCAGGGGGTAGAGTTCTCTTAGGGAATAGGGCTGGGGAAACTTGGGCGCGAGCTTGAGAGATGAATAAGAGACAAAATATATAGGAAGGTTGGGGGCGACACATCACACCCCTATAGGGAACAGTAGTACATATAGGAGATGTGGGCCAGCATACGTATTTAGACAAGATATATAGGAGATTGTGGGGTGGTTATAGTTAATAGTAGATCGGAACCTATTGTTCGGAGCCTACCGGGGTAAAGTATGCTTTTTTATTTTAATGGTGTTCAATGGAGGACACCATTACCCGTCAAGGAGGCGGTATGTACTATAGGTACTATGGAGCCATCCAACTCCTCAGGCTTAGTGCCTGGGGAGTTGTGGTGATCACCCTGCTTGTTGTGTGAGCAACAAGCAGGGTTTGAGAGGAGGCTTAGTCGTAAGGCTAGGTCTCCTCTCTTTTTTAATGGCTAGCATACGTGTGAGATGTATGCGACCAAGACTCTTATTCCTGTGGAGGTAATACTATGGGACTATATGAGTACTTTCTCTCCAAGGTGGAGGAGATGAGGGCGTCGGCCCTCCCTCCCCTCGGGGAGAGCCCCTCCAGTGAGGAACTGGAGGAGCTCACCTTTGAGGCCCTAGAGGTCACAGAGGTGAGCGCGCGGACACTTGTCGAAGTGGAGGAGCTTCGGTAGGTGTCCGCATTGGGGAGGACAGGTCTTAGGGCTTGTCCTCCCCTTTTTATTTCAGTGGTTAGCATGTACCTGATGTATATGCGACCATTAACAATAAGGAGAATACCATGACTATGGCAATCTTCTGCCTGTTCACATACGTGAACCTGGCAGTTGGATTCTCTCTTGGCGCGGTGATCGTCAAGAGAGATCTCGTAGGATAAGTAGATAGGGAGCCTCTTACACTTCGGTGTAGGGGGCTCCTTTTTATTTTAATGGCTAGTAGTAGCCAGTGTGCACCCGTTACCTGGGACAAAGGCGTAAGCCGGTATAGGGACGGTGTTGTAGGGTTTAAAGACCCAGTCCTATGTAGACGATCTATAGGGAAGAGAGTAATTGCCTCGACCTTGTAGAGCATTACCCTATTGGGTAACTAGTCTACATGAAGCTGAATAAGCTGAAGTTGCACAGTAAGTAAGGCGGTGAGATTCACACACCTACTTACCTCTTACTGTGGTATTGGGTTGCTATTAAGTAGCCCCGCATCCCTGCGTAAAGGGGTGCTTGCCGATGAGCGCGGTGCCAAGGGAATGTCGTGAGACACCCCAAGAGCACCTTGAGCAGACCCTATCATGTCGTGAGACACATAGCGTATGCAAAACGAATCGGTTCGGGTTGCGTGCTGAACCTAGAGGGACTGTCAGGAACCCTCATGTAGCTCTCTTAGGAGAGTGTCATGAGTCTCCAATTACCCCTGACGGACCTAATCAGCACACCCTTGCATCTACAATCCTGTAGGTGCAGCAACAACGCCCTTCGGGGCACAAGGAGGGACTTATGTCCTATCTCGCAACTGCTGCTGCCGCTAGTGCGGTAGCACAGGTGTCATTCCTCGCTACCATCCCCTTGGTGGTGGCGCTTTTCCTCCTGGCCATCATTGTGCTGGCCACGGAGGACATTCAGACCTTCCGGGACTTGTCCCGGGAGGAGCTCATTCTGGGCTGGGAGGCCCAGAATGAGATGAGGGAGGCGCTAGCGTCCCTCATCAGGGAGTGCGAGGAGAGCAATCTTCTCGACGCTCCCCATTGGCAAGAGGAGGAGGAGGTCATTGAGATCTCCTCTAGCCAGGAGCAGTATCGGCTGCTCCTGGAGGACCTCCTTACGGAGGTCGAGATCCAAGATCGTCGCTTGACGGTCTTGGAAGATGAGGTCAGGGTCTTGGAGGCCCTAGTCATTGAGACGAGAGAGCGTAATGCTTCTCTCTCCACCCTGGTTGGGATGCAGGTGCATCCTGGCCAGGGTGGAAAGGCCATCAATTTGATGGCCAGCTACCTCGATGTAGGGGGCATCGGGGGCGTGAGGGGCCGCACCAAGGGTGTGGTCCTCCAGGAGATCAGGGAAGCATTGGCTTCCCTGATCTCATAGCGGTGGGGGAGTCCGGTCTACCTTCGGGTAGGCTGGGCTTCCCCTTGGGGGGATAAGTCTTTTTATTTCAATGGCTTATACGTATGAGGCGTATAACCAATCAACTCATCAAAGGAGCTGAGATGAGTGAGCTGATGCAGACAACAATCTTGATAGCTGGAGTCCTAGCCTTGGGGCTGGGAGGCTACCTTGTTCTTCCTAAGGGAGAAGAGGTAGATGAGGTCTGGGACTTCATCAAGGGATTGTTCAAGTAGAGGATAATGGGGCGGGTCTCTTCGGAGGCTCGTCCCATACTTCTTTTATTTTAATGGCAATAACGCCACACAATAGGAGATGCCATGAAAGCTAGACTTCGTGGTAGCTGCAAGCTCTGTGGTCGCCTGTATAAGGCAGGCACAGAGATCGTGCGCTATGGGTCTGTCAGGCCCTGGGTGCACGAAAAGTGTGCAGCATCTCGGGAAGTGGTCCCCGAGAATAAAGAAGTGACCATGACCACCTCCCACGGTGAGTGTCCTGGAGAGTTCACTCTATGTACCTGTTGCGGAGGCTTCTGTCAGGGTTGTGATGACCCTGAGTGGAAGTCCCGCTCAAGAGGTAGGTGAATCAGAGGGGTGGTGGGTCTTCGGGCCTGCCACCCCTAGCCTTTTTATTTTAATGGTCATTGGTGTGATGACCACCCCGTGTGTGAGTGCACGACACTCATGGGTTTCTAATAGTGCAACAACAAGGAGAAGTTATGCATAATAGCATGACACCACGCGAGCAGCGGAAGATCTCTGCGGCTGCGACACGACTCGTTAATCGAGTTGCATCGTACGTCACGGCGTTCGTGATGCACGTTCGTGTTAGAGAGAGAGGAGGTGCGGACTTTCCACATCTTCGCTATGAGAGAGCTGTCACCATGGCTGGGTTGCTGACCCGGTCTGTGGAGACAGGTTCTCCCGTTGTCATCCACCTGAGGGATCAGGTGAACGCAGATGATGATGACCGTGGAACGGAAGTTCCCCGTGAAGTGATCTTGGCCTTGCGTAAGCAGGGTTGGGTGAGCATTGCGGGGAAGCACTTGATTCCTAGACAACTTCTTAGGAAGTTGTCTAGGATCTTCCCTCGGGCAGTGGATGCCCTGGCATACCTCGGAGGACTGTGTGGTCCTCTGTGGGCTGGAACCTTCATTCGTAACTGTAATGTTACGGTACGGACTATCCGTACGAAGGGAAAGCAGAAGGCTGGGTCGGATGGAGCCGGAAGGCTCCATCCGAAGCATCCACTGTACAGCATGCTGGACATTGTTCCAGCATCTGCCTGTGCAATTCAGATTCGTGCAATGAATCTGGAGACAGGTATCTTCATCAAGGGCATTCTCGTTCCTGACGAGAGGTGTCTGGATGAAGACGGCAACCCTGACATCTGGGTCGATTGGCTTCAGATCAAGGGGCGCTGGAAGGCTGCAGCAAAGACCAAAGCAAAGGCTTCAGACGATCCCATGTCTACACTTGTAGTAGATCTTGGGGTTACCGGAGTCTTTGATCGGCCTGTGCCGTATTCTTGGAACTATGAGATCCTTGGATGGATCAATAGGACCGAGGAGACGTGCAGGATCATCGATAGCTTCATCCACGAGGCTATCGACCGATACATCAAGAACGATGGAGACATTGGTTTCTTTCGTCAGATGGCTGAGGAGGACGAGCACCTGAGCTTTATGGCAAAGGCGCTTGAACTCCTAGGGTTGAGTCCTAAGGCGGTTCCCGAGATCCGTCAGCAGTTGGACCAGAGGGTCAGTTCGTTTCGGTATCTCTGTGTACAGGGAGCCGGGCGGAAGAGTCCTGCTCTTGTGTCGGTAATTGACAACGGGATTCCCGATGGTCATGCCGTCATGAGGCCACTGAAGATAGACGGAGAGTGGAAATACCTGCCAGGTGACGAAGTCGCCATCACCAGGTATCCGCTGGTCCTGCCTCAGGCCCTTCGGACTGTGAAGATCATTGATCCTGCCCAATGTGGTTTGGGTCATATTCTGATCGGTGACCATCGCGGAGAGAAAGCAGTTCCTGCTGGAGCTGTCTATCTCTCCGAAGTCGATCTGGTGGAGGGTCTGATGGGCGATGACGATGGAGACATGGTCATTGTCGATTGGGATCCTCGGACTGTGGAGCTGTTCAAGAACAGACTCACATTCCCTGGGTTCAGCAAGAACCATCGGTTCTTGATTGAGCCTGAGGAAGCCGAGGGCTTCGCTAAGTCATCAGCCAAAACGGATACCGACGAAGGGTTGGATATTCTGTCACAAGACGGTAGAGGCCCTGTAGGGCTTGCTACTGTGTGGCAGTTCTCCTTCCTGAAGCTCGGGAAGCCGTTCCATGCATTGGCTACCGGTGTACTCGTTCAAGAGTTCATCGATATGGCCAAGCGGGTTGTTCAGTACACAGATCCCAGATGGGCAATTGAGCCGAAGAAGTGGCTCAAGAACCCTAACGGATCTGTTCAACTCACTGACGGGTGCAAGTTTGCATCTGATTCAGTATGGGTTGGTGAGCATGGTCTTATTGACATGGACATGCTCAGCTCCTGGGTTAAAGAGCAGATGGCTTGGGCCAAATCGGCAGACCTGCTGCCCTGGCGCAGTAGCAACGGTAGGATTCCGTTGTCACAGTGTGAAGACCTGTTGAAGCGTTTTGACGGAGACGTCGAGAATGCAACGACGTTGGTTGAGCATTGTGCCATCAGGGCCTCTGAGTTGCTGCTCAGGGTAGATGCAATCAGCGAGTCGGAGGAGACAGTAGAACTCCCCGATCTGCTTCTGAAGCTCGTAGAAAGGAGGCTTGGAGTCAAGATGGACATTCGTCCATTGGGACTTACATCCCCCGAGTACACAGAGTTGAGGAAGCAGTCTGGACTGCATGATTATGGTGCACAGCTGCATCGGATTTGTAAGCCTGGCTTGCATACCCGTGAAGAGCGCAACACCATGATTGAAGCAGAGAAGGCTCTGCTGCTGGAACAGTTGAAAGGACTAGCCGACCCTACTAGCGCAAGCTATGAGGGAGAGCTAGCCACCAAGCTGCTCCTCATCTGGGTGACGGAGACGTCACAGGTCGGAAACAAGCACTATAGATCTCACCTCAACAGGGCATTCCGTGCCGTGTTGTGGGAAGGGTCTCCAATCTTGGCAATTGTCGATCCCGACGGGAAAGGCATCGCTGAGAGCGGGTGCTCGTTCATGACGCCAGAGCGACTGAGGGCTACGTCTCAGTATCTGAAGAACTTTGCTACCACACAGCATGGGCGCGAAGAGATGCTGAGCTTGGTCCCGAATGCGAAGCCAAGTGTATTCTTGGCAACGCAGGTTAGCCTGAGTCGTAGTGTGAAGCATGAGGATGAGATGGGAATTCCTCTCACCGATTGCCCACACTGTACGAAGGCAGTAGTCGGACAGGTCGTGTCCGAAGAGCGAAGAGATCGAAGCGGTGACTTCGACAAACATCTCGGTGCACTGGTCAAGAAGACCAATGTGACACTGGGATGGCCTGACTATACCAAGAAGTAGTCAGGTAACAGTATAGACAGGGGAGGGGGCCTTCGGGCCCTCTCCCCTTCTTTTGTTTTAGTGGCACTCATGGTGAGTGTCAATAACCAACCAAGGAGCGTGTGAGATGAAGTCAATTAGTTTGACAATGGCCGAGCTGGGGGTGTGGATGCCCCCGAGTCTTCTGACTGAGGAAAGCAGGAGACAACAAGGAGCAATTGCTCCCAATGAAGCGTTTGCCTTTTGGGCAGATGTCTTCGGATGGGTCAATCCGGCCCAAGCGCGGCGGGCAAAGGAGCAGCGCCTTAGGAAGGTGTATGCCATGGCCTCAGCTCTCAGGAGAGACGAAACCCTCCACAAGCAGGTAGTTGTGATTGATCGCGGGTACTACATGGAGAACAAGGATGTGTGCTTTGCATTCTTCCGGGCTCTCCAGAAGCGTGTGGAAGAGAGAGGAATAAAGTGGGAGGTCGTGTGCTACGGGCCTCAGATGAGGCTCAAGGGCTTCCACTGGTAGAAGCAGAAAGGGGAGAGGGTCTTCGGACCCTCTCCCTGACCTTTTTATTTACTCCGTTCCCATCTCAAGGACAACAGCTAACGACTCCGTGAGGACAATAAATAAATAATCCCTCCTCACGTCGGGCTTATGTCAGGGTGTCAACTCGTACAAAGGAGAACTGTTATGCCTATCTCATTGGCAGAAGCAGTTGGCTTTCGTATTGAGTAATTAGTTTTGCACTCGTAACGCCCCTAACGGGGAGGTGCATAGTCAAAGGGCCTGCGACGATAAACAAGGACCCTGCGGGCTTACAAAGCTGGTTCCCGGCAGTGAGATGAGCAGTAAGTTATAACCCACGGGCTCTGGAGAGTATTCAGTATGTCTATCTTGAATGAATGCTTTACTATACATATGGACAGGTAGAGCGGTGTTGAGTCACCATCGTAAAGATCATAGTGCACTATGGTTAGTGGCTCGTTTTCCTATAGAGAGGAAGAAATGGGCGGAGCTCACAGGGGTATAGACTACTCCGTTAGTATCCTACCTAGGATCCTTAGGTTCTATTTAGATCCTCAATTCTTACCTACAATTGGGTAGGTAGATCTCTACTATCAAGCATTAGTTCTATTTATGTAGGTAGCGTTCAATACGCGTCTACGTGCGTACACACTTAGGGTGTGTACTCGATTACGAGCTAAAAACAGATATGTAAGCACCGTTTATAAAACGTCAAGGGGTCTATTCAAATTAAATACATATTTCTTTTGTATAGGTGTTTATCCAGTACAGGTAAGAGTGGGCCGGGGTCTGTCAGGGATCAACTCTTTGAGTCCTATTAGATCCTTCGATCCTATCCAGGGTATATCCTATCAACACTCTTTGTTTCTATCTAGTACTCTTACAGTGAGAGTCTTCTGGGGGAAGCCTCCTGTGGGCGTACTAATCCTTTCAAGGGAATGATTGGGCCGTGCTCGTTGCACACACTGGGCAGGCCCTATAGAGAACTGGATAAGGTCGCTGACGCTCCCTACCAATAGGGTCCCGTAAGGGGCCCAATCAATACTCTTCAAGTCTGGGACCCACACTCCCATTCTCGATGTGGGTCCCTATGCAGGATCCTGATAGTGACTATTGAACACCTGGGAGAACCATTCTATTCCCCTTTATTGGAAAATAGTTCAGAAAGATCTATTCCGCGCTGAAAATACCAACCAAGGAGTACTCATGCTTGTAGCTTTCGAAATACTGATCTACGGAGCTAAGGTTCCCGTATATATCAACCCCAACCATGTAGTCATGTTGAGAGAAGATGAATCACCCAACGAGACACGCATGATCCTGTCCAGTGTCAACAGCTGTGTTGTTGCTGGAACCCTCCAAGAAGTAGCACAAGCCCTTCAAGGAAAGACACCACCCTCCCTGTCAGAAGCAATGCTTGCACATGACATCAACTCACTAACTTAGGAGACTATATGTCCCTGGTAAACAAAGTAAGAGAAGCTCTTGAAGCTCTCGTAGAGATCGGCAGTACTACTACTGATCACCTAGAAGAATGGCTCCGTATCCGTACAGAAGCTGGAGACACATTCCACGCAACAAGTTTGCGTCATGATGCAGCACTTACAACCCGCAACATTGAATCAGTAAGAGAAAGACTTGAGTATCTTACCTCTATTGGATCTGTCCCTGAACAAGTACAGATGGCGCTGACCATTCAGGAATTGTTCCCCAGTGGAGAAGCACTCCTCTCTGACCTTGTGTCATCTTCTTTAAATCCAGGTATTTAGGGGCATAATATATATAGCCAAAAGGAGGTTGCTATGAATCTGACAGAAGCGAAGAAGCTACTCTCGAGTACAGTCCGGGGAGAGCTCCGCGATCATGCCTTCGGTGACCGAGAGGTCACCTGGTTCGTCGTCAAGGACGGCCTTATTGTGGCGCAAGCTGCAGAGGGCTACTTCGGCGGAGGCTCCAGTGGGGTGAGTGTCTACACGACGCCCATCCCGTTCGAGGAGCCGTGGGACTTCGAGACGGGAAGCGGGTACCTGGCGGAGGTGGACGACGAGGCCTACGCCGCTGCCGAGTTCGACGGTCGTGATGCTCGCGAGCTGCTGACGTGCGGATCGTTGCGTGTCGGGCGCAACGATGAGACGGGTCCGGACACCTACCGGGACGGGGCGTGCATGCCAGGACTGACTCTCGAGGGAGTCAGGAAAGAGTTGTGCGGCTAAGAGCTCTGCGCAAGCGGTAGGTCCAGAAGCAATCTCAAGAGCATACAGCAAAGACCAAAAGCGTATGCTCTGTGTCGCCCTAGGAATGGAACAGATGGAGTCTGAAGACGAGTACTGAGAACAATAAAAGAACCCTACTCCGGTGGGGTATCTTTTATTTTACTTAACTTCAGTATCTCATAAATAAATAGCTCATAAATAATAACTCCTTACGGAGTTTACTAGGTAGCCTTCACAAAAGGAAACAATATGAATGAGCTACCAAAGTGGATGGATCCTGATTATGAACCGTTGGATGACCCAGCAGTTCGTGGATTTGATGGATTCTTCGATCCACCAGTATATGCTATAGGCAGGATACTGTTGATAACCGTAAGTGTAGGAGCAGCTATGACTGTTACCACACTCCTTGCACAACTCCTACCAGGATAAGATAATGGGACTCTTCCATGGAATGCCACCAATACTCTTCCTTCTGTTTTGTATTGGATATGTATACTTCAACTCAAATACCGGGGAATAGCCCAAGCATTCTGCTAGCACAAACAAGTGGGCTTACGCCCACTAACCGTACAGAGCCTGTTTCCGGCTCACAAAAGCGGCAATCCCCGGAATGCCAACTCCCTCGGGAGATAGGAAAGCGCCCGATCAGGCCAGTGGTTCGTATCAACGGATCCAGCACCTGACTTGATGGGTGGAGAGATTAAGGGTAGTAGGATACCTGAATACTCTTCAGTAACATATCCAGTGAGCCTATAACCTACTATAGGAGTGCTAAAGATATGATATAGGTCACAATAGATTCCAACCTGTAAACGGGTAGTCTGACGAAAAAGAACCACGCAACAGGAATCACTTACAATAGACAGAAGCCCCTACGCTCCGTAACCGCAAGGTGATGAGCGCCTGAAAAGGAATAGACAAAACACTCGTGGGTGTTAGCATCTATATGGTAAGGATACTGGGATGATCACCCCAAGTATTGCAAGCCAAGATTGTCCTTGTAAGTTACCAACGGCTGGATGAGTTGGGTGTCAAAACCCTAAGCCAGTGGGGAAAACAGTGAAGGGTGTTATCTACCCGTGGACATACTATGCGAAATATAAGTAGCATAGGACACTGTTAGGAGAGGATACGGTCCTAAAACTCTCCCCTTATTACATTCTCCTACCAAGGGGAAATGATTCCTGGATAAGAAACAAAACTATCCCAACTACTTATAGCGAAAGAACATGCACAAAACACACAGTACTTGTAATGCGCAGACAACCTATAGCCTATAGTTCCTCTGGCCTATATGCTGATTTGTGCAGACAGAATAGGTGAAGTTCCAAAACCAGAAAGTAGATCATGGTCCCAGTTCATAGTTGTCCTAGACAAGCTTGGTGGCCAACCTCAATGACCTTCAAGAGATTAACTAAAGGCTCGCCACGCCAGGTAAGGCATGAACCCTGGCTCACTTACATCATGGACTCCTACGTGATGTTAGAGGAAAAGGAACTCATTAGTCTCACACCAAATGAGTAACCCACCTCGTAGACACCAACTCCTCCTTGGTTGGTTGTTGTAAGGGTAGTACCACATGGCTACCCTGGGACCACACTGCAAACAGCGGCGGTGTGGTCCCCCTTTTTATAAATAAATAAGCTTACCTTACGGTAAGCACCGCACAGGGTGCAAACAACCCCCAAAGACAGCCAATAAGTCTGTCAGGATGGCCTCACGGCCATCTCTCCCACAGGTATGGTACTCCTGCCATCCCTAACAATACACGGAGGTATCAGTGGCTGATACAACCAATGAAACTCGAAAGCTCCCCTGGTGGGGTAAGCTTCTCATCGGACTGGTAGGTACTAGTGCTATTATCAAGTACACTCCCGTCTTGGAATTGCTCACGATGTTTTTCTACATTGTGATGGTTCCGTTCATGCTGCTCGCAAGTGTTGGGATCCTGTCCCAAGGCTTGATCGAGGGAGCCCTCAATGGCTTCTCTCAAAGCATGGAAGCAATCAAAGAGCGTGCTGCTAATAAAGTAGCTGCCGCATCCTAAACAACAATCCTATTGACAATAAGGAGTCAATAATGGACATCAATGTAGAAACAGTGCAGAGCGTTCTTGGCGATGGCGTATTCGACGTCAGAGAAATCCGAGGTAACGTTCAGGTTACCTTCAAGGACCTGGCGGGAATTACCCGTAGGTCTGGAGGACGAGGCAAGGATGACCTGAAGGTTGTTCAGGGACTCGCAGCTGCTCACCAAGCTCTGACTGAAGCAGGATATAGCGCAGACTCTGTGCATGTGTCTCTGTCTCACCAGAACCGTGAGAAGAACGGCTGGGTTGCTTTCCCTTGTGTTTGGGTCAACCAACCACGAGCACAAGAGCAAGAGATCACTAAATTGCGTGCTGAGATCGCAGATCTTACCGCAAGCTTCAAGGCGGCAGTCGCTGCACAAGCTGCAGGGACTACTGCACCTGCACCAGCTCCCCAGGAGGCTACTGAAGCCGAACCTGAGAACCCTCTCTAAGAGAGAATCCAATATAGGGACACTATCGTAATGGTAGTGTCCCTTTTTTATTTGATAAAAGAATAAGAGCATAAAACAAATAAACCAGTACCAAGAACGACAGGAAATCTCTCCCCCCGACAGGGGGGTATAGTCCTACAAGAAGGACTTGAAACACAATCCCCCGACAGGGGGTATACCTTAACTAAAAAACCACTAATCACATTAGAGAAAACAATGGGAAGATTTAGAAGAGGAAGAGCAGCAAAGGCTGATCGTAAAGAAAGAGTTGCAGTGTTAGCTGAAGAGTATGCAAAGCGTACTCCAAAGCAACAAGTAGCTCTCCTGGATCAAAGGCTTGGGAAGGGAGCAGGGGCCGTGAAGGAACGTGCTCAACTTCAAAAGAGAATGGGTTCTATTACTTAAATAAGAACAACCCCTCATGTATCACATTAAGGGTTGAGTTCTAAACGCTTAGAAACATTAAACTAAGTACTGTTGTAATCAAATATTAATACCACTGTAATGATACTGTAATGGTTTCTTAATAAAACTACTATGTTTTGGTGAATTCAAAATTGAGTTTTTGGGTACTTTTAGGTGTTTTTAAGGAAAATCACTACAAAAGCCCGCTAACTATCTGTAATTGATGGAGAAACTCTAATTAGCTTGTTGGTAAGAAACCAACCATTATCTTGTAAGTATATGTTATTGCTAGAGAATATAGAATCTACTAGATAACACTTATAAGTTCTTATTTAAGACAAACTAATCTTTCTTATTAGAAACGGCTTGACAGAAAAGTATTATCAGTCTTATAATAGCTTTTAGATGATTTAAATCATCTAAAAGGAAGAATCACCCTTTAACTGCAGGAATCAAGGGTTCATTCTATTGACTTATATAGAAGTAGTTGTTCAGAGACTAACTCCGACTACTCTTAGAGAGAATAAGTACTAACAGAAGTGTTTGTATAGGGTGGAAAGTGCTCTTACGTGCAGGAATGGCTGGTTTTGTATAAAAACAAAGCCTATAGAAGAGAACTTAGTCTTAAGTACGCGGGCCAACCCCTTCATACTTGCAGGAAAGAGTGTTTATAGCGTGATTTGCGCGGCTAAATAGACACCCCAAACCAAAACCCCTTTGTACTGGCTAGAATCAAAGGTCACAATTGAAAACGAAAGAGTATCCCTTATAGGGGAATCGATTGTTACGTGCGTGCCGTGGGGGGCGCGGGAATATTACAACACCCCTAAAAGACCCAATAGTGTCTTCCCAAAACACCTATTTCCCCAAAAAGAGCAAATATACCAAAAACACCTAATACATGAACTAATAACGTATTAATACATGTAATAGTTGTAATAAGTAAGGTAAAAGGTGGGTGTACTGCTCTGAATGGGTAGAAAGATATATAAAAAGGGTGTGTGGGGGAGTACGTGGAGTACAGGGACCTTACGTGGACCCTGTAAGAAGTGCCTAAGTGTACGCAGCACCCTATAAGACCCTAGAGACACCTAGGAGAGTACTTAGAGTAATACTCTACTTAGACTTTATAAGTAAATAGATCTTATATCCTTTACAAAGAAGAAAGAATGGGCCGGTGGTTTTTGCTACCTAACTTAGTCTACAAACACCACTTACACGCTAAACAGGCAGATAATGCGGCCTTACAGCCGCATACCAAATGGTATGCATTCGCTACCACCTGAGGCAATCATAAGCCTCAATAACTAAACCTCAGCTTCCAGAGCGAGTAATTATGGTACTGGAAATGTTAATTAACTATGACGGGACTATCTTTAGCGGGAAATCTCGTTAACGTAGGGGAACAAAAGTTAGAACAAAATCCTTTACATATTATAGTTATACTTTTAATAAGAAAGAATGGCGTTGATCAAATGTATATTTAAGTGATTTCAATACTTTGAGAGTATAAAAAGATCAGCCGCCGGGAATTCGAGTACTAAAATAATCTTAATGATCTTACAGAAAAGAATAACTATATCAACTACTTACACGTAATGTGAAGTAAATATATTTAGCATAGAAAGAGTACTGGGTGGGCCCCGATAGGGGCTCATCCTACCTCTTGTTGCTAGATCACACGCAACCTCTAACTCGTAGCTATCTGTATAAAACACGTACTTTTATAGTAAATAAGCTAAGTAAACAACAGAGATAAACTATGAACACTCAACCATCACAAGAACTTCTTCCTTGGAACAAATATATATTTGAGCTAGCTAAGAGTGCTCCAACACTTGCAGGCCTAGTAACAGTATTGAATGCACATACTTTACTAAGAGAAGCATGTGCTACTGTAGGTCAGCTACGCAATTGGCGACCTATATTCGTAGAATTCCTAGGTAGACTTTCTGAGTTGTCTGAACTACAACAAGAAGAATTTATTGCACAATGGGAAACCTACCATACAAATCTTGAACTAACCGACTCAGGATATTGGTATCAGTTACTACAAGCTATCATAAAAATAAAACCACTAGGACATCCTCACTGGGCAAATCATTATGTCATGAGAGACGTAGTGTGGAATGCAATACGTAAACTTGAATAAGGAAAAGTACCAATGATTATATATAATAGTGATATATGCGATAGCAACAACAAACCAACAATAACTGCTCTTCAAGCAGGAGACATACTAGTATATAGTATAGAGGAAACAATAGCAGTAGCTCGGGACGGAGAAACCTTATATTGGGAAGGTGGAGCATCAAAAAAACTCCTACCTAGCCCCACAGGCAGGAATATACTTCTAGTTAGTATTATTGCAGACATTGTAGGATTAGTAGCAGTATCTATTTCTGATACACAAAGTGGATCTTGGAGATTTCTTCTGAAAGAGAGTACCTCTGAAACTACCCATCTTAAAAACTTTAGAGATAGAAATAAATAGAGACTTATTCATACAATTTGATAGCATAACTACTATGCAATTACTTATTGGAATAGGTCTCTATTGTTTACTACATATATTGATATGGTTTAGTTGTAATACTCAGTTTATGACAAGTAAATGGGCGGATAGCTCGCTGATAATCGCACTATTACTTTCTATACCAATAACTCTTACTGGATATTACGCAGCTAAACTAACCTATCAATCAGTAGGTAGCGCCTGGAATATAAGATTCATAGCTTTTGGACTATCATACCTAGTTTTCCCCATACTTACCTATTGGTTATTAAATGAGAGTATGTTCACACCTAAAACAGTAGTGTGTATCATGCTCTCTTTTTTAATCTTATGGATACAACTTTACTTCTAACAAAACATAAATAATGAAACTAAGAGAACTAATAGCCGATCTCGTTCACCAAACTTGGTCAGAATGGTGGGAATACCAAAGCTCATGTTCAACCAGAAGCATGGACTTTAAAGGACAACAAGTTGAAAATGGAACAACCTTCCTAACTATTCCACCAACAAAAGTAAGACGCTGGGATCGCCAAGCCAATACACCTTATAAAGAGCTGACACCTGAAGAACAAAAATCTGATCTAGAGATTGCTGATCGCTATATTGAACTAATGTATAAAAAAATACAACGACTTCAGTACATAGAAGAAGCAGCTTTAGGTCTTTGTGAAGTTGGTTTTTCATCACCATCTACCATAGAACATGATCCTGAAATTAGCTGCACCCATGACGAATGGAGAGCAGCAGCAGGTCACTTTGTACGTATGGTTAATCCACCTAAAAGAGATGAAGAATGACTCCCAGCTTAATGATCCTCTTAGGCGGTATAGACACCTATAGTATCATATCGGCTCATTTACACAACCTAAAAAAAGCCCATCCTAACCTATCTATATATGAGTGCTATAAATGTAGCTGGTATGTAGTTGAAAAGGAAAAATGATTAGCATAGCTTATAAATATTACTTACTGGAAATAGTGTTCCTTAAAACACAGAAAGCTGTTCTTGCCAGCACAGCTAAGGATCCTCTTATATTAGATCTAATAGCAGAAAAACTAGATATACTCTGGCAACAAATGACACCTAATCAAAGAGAAAAAGCACGTCGACGACATCTAAAGAAATAAAATGACTAATGCCGCTTACCGCTACTTAACCTTAGAAAATATCTTAATAGATATGCAAGAGAATATATCTTGCATACAAGACATATCATTAAAACCATATATAGATGAAATGACATCTTTATGGAATCAAATGACAACTAGTGAACAAGAAGCAGCTAATCAACGAGCAGATCATTACTTGAATAAAAAACAGCATGGATAAAAAACCTAATCTTGATATAAACAAGATCAGAGAACGCTTAACAAAAATGGACATGCTACATATAGTTCCAATCTTCTATACAAGTACAATATTAGAACTTTGTGACGAAGTAGACAAATTACGTAAACAAGTAATTGAGCCAATAAATAAATAGCGGCGCTTACACGCCGCATCCTCATAGCATTTAGCTTTAATAACTTTGAAAAACAACTATTTCCATTTTGGAAATAACTCAATTCTGACTAAAAAAGAAGGAAAAGAGATAAAAATCCATCACAATTGTAGGATTTGTACTTTAGGTATTATTTCTAAACCTAACAAAAAGCCCCCGACAGGGGGCTTACCCTCCTTACAACTAGTAACAAAAGGAAGCAGAAGTACTAATGCTAAGAGAACCTATAGATCTAACCACTAGCATCAACGAAAGACTGACTAGAACAACTAATGTTTACTTCGTAGAAGCTGAGTTTAATCGCAGATGCTACGGAGGAAACCCACATAACCAAGAGGTATTTCGTAAACATATTGAAATGTCTCTAAAAAAAGAGGTTAAAGCTTCCTTAGAAAAAGAAGAAGAACCTCTTACAGAAGAAGAACTAGAATCTATTATTGAACAACGCATGGAAGAAATGTTTGGTCAGAATACTAATACTTCTTCAGAAGAAGTACCTAAAAAAACACATTCTGGCTTTAAAACTAATAGTATAGGTCCTTATATCGAAACAAGACAAATAAAAGCAATGATGAGAAATACAATGTCTCATCTAGGGATTACAGTAGAAAGAAAAGGAACCAAAGCTACTCTTAAAGGACTGGTCAGACTAATTGCTTGCTTACCACCAGGCACACCACTTGATATTAAAAACTCTGATCAAATCAACTTCTGGAAGTCCAATGAAAATCATGAGCTTGAAGTAATATCTAAGCCTGATGGAACACATCAGATGGTAGTACATGCAAACACACCACGAGGTGTTGTAACTGCTGTTAAACAACATGATTATGTAGAAAATGCACGTATCTTCTTCCTAATTGAAGTACCAGCTAATCTTCCATCAAATAGAACTAAAGCTACCCTTCGTGATAAAGAAATAGAAATGATTCTTGGTCATGCAGGTAGAAGTAGTGGCTTAGGTGCTTGTCACAGTACAGGAGCAGGAAGATTTACAATAGCCTCTCTACAGCGACTTACTGATATACCTTGGGTACAGAAAGCTAACTAACAGTTACTTACCGCGCCAATCCTCGTCAAGCCTTTGACTTGGTATGGAAATGGCAGGGGGCTTAGCCCCCTGCCAGCTTATCCTTGAGCATATAGAACATGGCAAGGCAAGCCTTGCCATGAGAGGGTCTATATACTTGCAACATTACCTCTAATAACTATCTAACAAATAGTAAAAAATAAAAAACATATGTTAAATGCTCATCTTGAACAATTAAACTATGAAAATGACCCAAGAGTAAAAGCTTCTAATAGTATAAAGCCTTGGATCTTACTAGAAATAGAGAGATATGCTGGCAATTTTCGCCTAAATGATTCTCTATTAGAATATCTTATTGAAGAAAAAATACCAGTTAGAAAAACAGGTGAATATACTCTTCAAATTAGAAGAATTATATGTTCTCTATGCCATGGGTATGGCAAAGTTATTAATCCCTCTATTGATTGTAATGGTCTAACTCAGGAAGATTTTGATCAAGAACCAGGATTTGAAGATGACTACAACATAGGCATGTATGACATTACCTGTCCTCAATGTAAGGGGAAAAATATAGAAATTATTCCTATATCTCCTCCTAAATTAAAAGAAGCCATTGCTAGCTGGATACAAGCTGAATACGAATATGAAGCTCAAGCTCGTCAAGAGCGAATAATGGGCTACTAACAGCTATTATATGTAGCCCGTAGGGATGCCCTACGGACCCCCAGTATAGGAGTTATCATGAATAAGATAACTGCTGGCGATATCATCGAGTATCTACATACTCGATCCTGGAACAACTTCATCCTGGAGGAGTTCATCGTCGTTCATTGTCTTGAACATAGCGATGGACCAGATCTGTTCAGAACTGCCCTTAAGGGCAAGGATAAGCTGTATCACTATCTTCATCAGAAGATGACAGATTACCTGGACGCTGAATATGACTGCGTCGAGCGGATCATCTGGCCAGATGGATCTACCCAAGATCTCTAAAGATTGAAGATGTTCCCGCCTAGTACAGCTTCTAGGCATCTCCTAAGTAAGAGGCTAAACTGCTTCCCTCTTCCCCTAACGGGGAATTATAACAGCCTACATCCTGTAGGCTTATCCGGGGCAGGTAATGCCCATCTCGAACGCAAATCAGGCACATATACCTGAAAATTAATAAGGAAAGTAACTAATGTCAGCTAAGCTCTTCGCAGGCGGTCTCGCCTGGTCTACAACCGATGAAACCCTACGCAGTCACTTCTCTCAGTATGGTGAAGTTGTAGAAGCAAAGGTTATTATGGATCGAGAAACAGGACGATCACGAGGCTTTGGCTTTATTACATACAAAGAAAACAGTAGTGCATCTACTGCTCAAACTCAACTAAATGGCTCTGAACTTGATGGACGATCTATTCGTGTAGATGCTGCCACTGAGCGTAGCGCACCAACACCAGCCTACTAATATTCTAGTATGGGCAACGCACACTTTATATTGAAAACACAGAGCGGTTGCACTTTGTAAGTAGAAATATACTATACTATTTAGTATATGAACCTTACTTACATCCTTTAGGATAATAGATGATCTACTATGCTGGCGATATTCATGGAGAAGTAGAAGCTGTTATTGGTGTAAACAATGCCGCTAGAAATAATAATATAAAGTATATTATCCAAGTAGGTGATTTTGGAATTAGATGGCCGGGAAGACCCTGTCCTATATATAAATACTTTAAAAAACAAAACTATCTTGGTAACAATAGTCCTATATGGATTACCTGTGGCGGTAATCACGACAATTGGGATAAATGGTTTAGCTTAGCTGAAAAACAAAGTCAACCCAACTTAGTAGAACTAGCACCTAACTGCTTTTATGCACAAAGGGGTGTTTACCTTAAAATAGAAGACATAGGACACTTGTTTTTAGGTGGCGCGGAAAGTGTTGATAAACACCACCGTACTGAAGGTAAAAGTTGGTGGGCAAGTGAAACACCTTCTTATGAAGAATTTAGTAAGTTCTTTACTAACTTGGAAAATCATAAGCCTGAAGTAGTAGTTACACATGATGCTCCTCTATTCTTGCCAATAGCAGGATATCAACGAAACAATAGTCCAACACCACGCAATTTAGAGAATATTATTAAACTCTCTAGTCATAAGCCCACATATCATGTATATGGACATCACCATCTTCTTCAAGAAGATTTGATAGATGGAATCACTTACAAATGTTGTGGTCTTGGTGGTCAATATATAACCTTAGAATAGCGCGGCTTACGCCACGCAATAAGTAGGCATGTAATATGTACAAATGTACTATTTGTGATGGCACAGGTATGCTTGGCGGAAGCATTAAATATACCTGTTTTGTATGTAATGGTGAAAAGAAAACTAGAAGACAAATTTCTCTTCAAGCCACTTCTAAATTTACAGCAAACACTCAAAATATATGGCTTCAAATTAATAATGCTCTCCACTCAACAGCTTCCAGTGTAAACATTGGAAATCAAACAATTCCTATTAAGACAGGAACTAATGGCTGTCGTTTTATTAGATGGAAAAACAAAACATTTATGGAGCAAAACAAAGCCAAATCAAGCCACTATGCTAAAAAAGCAAAATTAGGCCAGAAAATTACTTGGATAATGAGCCAAGACAAAAGTAAATCTTGGGGCCTTATTATAGATGGAAAAATAAAACACTATTAATATCTAATTATATTTAACTTCATAGATATTATATTTAAATATACAAGCCTAGCTCAATAGTAAGAAACTCATTCAAACACTATTGCTCTAATAGTGTTCTTATACCCATCAAGGCATCACCTGCCGACTAGGAGAAAATTATGGAGACTATCTCGTCTTCAGAAGTCACCCTCACCCCTACCATTACTATTGGAATAAATGAGTTTGCATCTCGCCATACTATGAACTCTCCCTATAGCTTCTATAATGGTTCAAACGATAGTTTGATCGATCTCATTACAGCAGCTTGGGACAATAAACAAGTAGGTGAACTGGAAGGTACTTTCATTGTTCCAGTACCTCCTGAAGGATTCTTTACTGGTATTGTAGAAGTAGATGAAAATACAGAACTTACTGCTATTTATTCTACACGTACAAACGCTATAGAAGCAGAAACACCCTCCATTAGTGTATTTGCTAATGGTCGCAAGATCCCCGCTAAAACTGCACAAGCAATCATCTACAGTAGAACTATTCTAGCTTCTCAGAACATGAATACTACCGATGCTGATTATGAGGTAATTAGTATTGAAGCCTCTCCTACAGTAGAAGCCGAGCCTATGTCGCCTATGACAATGGCTCGCAATTACCTTAATATGCCTGGCGGCACTAAGACAAAGTATACTGCAGAGCAGTTTGCAAAGGCTATTTGGTTTTGGGCAACTCACGCCCATTCAATACCTACTACTACAGACTCAGAATAATTAGGAGTTCTATTTGTTGTGAGAGGTATATGAACTAATACCTCTTGCAACAAATATCTTTATATGAATAAACTATCTCAACTTCCAACTGTTGAACCAGTTAAAAATAATAAAACAACTCAATTTTCTCATAAGTATATAACAACAATAGTAAGAAATTCTTACACAACTACTATTGTATATAAAAACAAACTCAGAGAAAAAACTCATACTTGAAATATAATCAAGAACAATCTTGTATCTATTTTGATACAAGACAGCATATAGCTGTCCTTGTCACCCTCTCATAGAAATGAATAATGGACGATATCGCAGGAAGCCCGTATCTTACTCTCGTAGACGTAGAAAATAGTAAGCAGCTTTTAAATTATATAGAACCCTACGATGTAACAGCTAAACATCAAGAACATATAGCTACTCTAATAAAAGAATTAATCAATACCTCAGCCAGAGAAATCCGGCCATTGCTTACCTCTTTTATGAAAGAGAATGTCCTCTATCTTCAAATTTCTATTCCTTATCGACCTTATGACTCGCCAGAGACACAAACCGAATATAAGGTAAAAAATATAGAAACAATAGAGTTTCCTATTGATAGAGAACTACTCTCAGATCATAGCTATTGTACTAGTATGTCAACTGTTACAGGCATAGCGATTATTAATTTGTCTATAGCATATGGAGCACTCACAGATATGTATTTACATACACTTGTGTCTCCCTTTCATAGTACTGAGAAAAAGAAGCAAACAATTGCTTTTGAAATTGGTGATGGTCTTGTAGACTTTTGTAGCCTTAGTGATAAAGATTTGATGAGTCTTAGAGAAAAACTAATCGAATACGAATCACTCTAGCTGACATCGCTTACGCGATGTCTTGCATAGCATTACAATATACAAGACAATCTAGAGCAAGGCCACTAATGGTCTTGCTCTTATTTCATATAAAGTTATGGGCACATATCCCAGCGGTCTTATATACCGTCCAGTATAATTCGGGTAATCGGTGGATGTAGGTTCGAGTCCTACTGTGCCTACCTCAACATATACATTAGGGCACTTAATTCAGTGGTTAGAATCTCCGTCTCATACGCGGCCAGTCCTCAGTTCGAATCTGAGAGTGCCCACCTTCAATATAAAAGGAATACATGTCAGACACATCATATAAACCTTATACTCCCTCCGTAAATAGACTTATTCAACCTGAAGAAGATCCTTATGATCCCCTAGAAGAAGTAACTGATGAACAAGGCTACGAGCCATATAGTAGCTCACCAGCTGTTGTCCCTTCTACACAAGTTACATCTCCTAAAAAGTCAAACTTTAAGATAATAGAATTATCTAAAAGATTTATGGGACACTTTTATAAGCTTATTGAGCATACAATTACACGAGAAAGGAAATGGGTAGATGCAGATAGTATAAAAATAGATGGAATACCAACTGCCTTCTATGACGCAGACCCCCATTTCGAACCTCAGATTGATGACGAAGATATACCATTCTAAATAGTATAAATACTACATAGAACAAGTTCTCACAAAAGCAAAATACATTTTGCTTTATCCTGTCCTTTTAGGACATCCTTCAATTGGAGTAATTCCAAACCATGAACAGTACTGATATTGCTCGTATCGTCGAGCTTGCTACATCCATTCAAGAGCTTCACGAAGCCATGGAATCACAAACCATGAAACTTCACGAAGTAATGAAAACAAGTCTTGATACAACAGGTGTTTCTATTACTGACAGCTCTATTAATGGCACTGTGATGCCTGTTTCTGTCTACAACCCTTACACTCTCAATAGCTATCGCTGGAAGGTATTTAACTTTCTGCTAGAACATACAGTAGGAGAAACATCTGATACAAGATATACAAAAGTAGATCTTGCTCGTATCATGTATGGAAATGCTTCTTCCTCTAACAAGAGTAAAGTAAGCAGCGTCCTTTATGCTCTTAAAAAGGATGGCTGGGTAACACTTGATGAAAACTCAGAGTGGTACTTTTGCTCTGAACAAATTGTTACAGAAACTACACCAGAAAGTTATACTAGCTAACAAGGATAATTATTATAGGGCATGCCGGGAAATTCCCGGCATAGCTCTACTAATATTATGTCTAAAAATATATACAGTATTTCATCTTATGGTAGTGGATCTCCTCCTCTTATTCTTCAATCACAAGAGACTCTCACTCTCTACTGGAAATATGAAACTTATACTCATATAATCCGTTGCGATAATCCTGCTAAAAAAACAGGAAAAGGTACTTGGTACCAAGAAAACAAAAAAACCAAGACCAAAACTTGGTGGGTAGGTTCCAACAGTACAGTAGATATCAACCCAATACTTTGGAAAAAAGAGTACTGGCAACAACACTTTGAATTTGAAAAGGATGTCTCATAACACTTACAAATAAACTCATAGTTTTCTATACTTAACTTAAGAAACTATGGACGCACTTAAACTCCAAATACACAACCTTTCTGATGAACTCAGAAGAATGTATCAGTGGGGATTAGAAGATACACCTCTCTTCAAGAAAAAGTGCAAAGAACTTATTCGATTACAAGAAAAACTAGATAAAGCTAATAAAGTACTAAACAAATATTTTAAAGATATTGCTTTAGAGGTATATTGGTACAATAAAAAGCTATAGACTACTATAAAATACTTTGCTTATTACTCTCATATAGCTGGCACGACTCTCAACGAGACAATCTGTACAAGTATATTCTTAAGAGTACAGGCTGGTAATGGTAACTAGTCAGGCTAAGCATTATAAGTATTATTAGTAATGTGGTGACTACAATTGATATCTTGGTATCAATATAGGTCAGGATCCTAAGAAAACTTACTCTTGTTTATGCTTAGGTATGGTGGCGGGGTAGTAATAAGAGTGGAATGCGCAACACAGCATTGGACCCTAGCAGGAGGGCGTTCTAACGAATATCCTGCCAACTTAATTGTCTTGTTGAAAGTAACAACTCTATGAGTTATATTCTTACATAAAATCAGACTACTTAATACTCTGATTATGGATTTAATATGTCACAAACAAAAGATATATATCTTGAAAATCTCTCTCAAGAACATCAAGATAAGAAAGATTGGGAGGAAGAGCGGCTTACAACCCAAATCTTTAAAGAAATACAAGAAAGCAAACCAGAAAAAGAAGAAAGTAGCTCAGATCTTAGTAATGATCCTGTTGATTGGTAATGGACCATATAGCCTATAACAAAACAAGCTCCTTACTATATAGCTGGCAACCTAGCTGGTTTGGTAGAATTACAATAGATAAAGAACTTATATATGAGATAGCTAAATGGCAGCGCACTCATCAGTTAACTGTTGATGGACTTATGGGTCCACTCACATATAAAAAGCTTTGGCTAGAAAGAGAACGCAACATCCATAGATATCAACCACTTACTCCTGGATACTCAAATAAAAACTCATATATAGTACATAATAGTAATTTTGCTCCTATTGAATGGCCTAAAGTAATTTTATGGTCAGAACCTAGTGGCCTAAAAACAAGAAGAAATGCATACTATGATTACAGTGGTAAAAGAGATAGGACTCCTACCCAATTTATAAATCATTGGGATGTATGTCTTTCCTCAGCTATCTGTGCAAAGGTTTTACATAGAAGAAAAATCTCTATTCACTTCTGTATAGATAATGATGGAACCATATATCAATTATTAGATACTCAACATGGAGCATGGCATGCTGGCAATAGAACTGTTAATAAGAATGCCATTGGAGTAGAAATATCAAATGCATACTACCTTAAACATCAATCCCAATATATAGCTAAAGGATTTAGTAGTAGACCAATAGCTAAAAATATTACTGTACATAACAAAACTCTCTCTCCCTTTTTAGACTTCTACTCTATTCAAATAGAAGCACTAAAAGCTCTTTGGAAAGCTATACACATTAATAATAGAATTCCTCTAGAATATCCTAAAGTAGGAGAAGAATTTTGTACTACAATTCACCCACCAACTAAAACAGGTATCTTCTCAGGTTTTGCCAATCACTATAATATCTCTTTAGATAAGATAGATTGTGCAAACCTAGATTTACCTCTTCTTTTAACTCAAGTAAAACAGTTGAGGACAAACTATTGCCCAACTTAACCCCAATATATCTATATGGGGACAAAACAGGACGCATATCTTGCATTTCTTATGACGGACTAGATCTAGTATCGTCAGAAACTAATCTGAGTGTTCCCCTGAGCTCAATCCTCAAATCTAATACACTAACTATTGAATTAGTAGTGCCTAACTTTATCTATGACAAGTGTCCTTCAGCAAATACTACAATCTTGACTCAAGAAGAATTCTATACTCCTCCTAATACACTTAAAACTGATAATACTTCATATATGGTAGATCCCTTGATAAGTTATCCAAGAGATCTTTTTGCTTGTATAACAGCATCAAGCGCTATTAGAGAGCATGCCAAGCTAAGCATTGAATTATATAGAAGACTAATTGATTCTGGAGTACACCACCGCCAAGCAATTATGGTGCTGCCTGGTAATATTTATATTAAATACCAAACAACTATTACCTTATCTGAACTTTTTGAATATACAGACTTAAAGGTACATCCTGCAGAACCAGAACTAACAGCTCTATACTATACTCTATATGCTATAGCCCATAAAGTTTGGCCCAATATAACTACTACTTACACTAAAACTAGTAATCGTTTAATAGAATACGAATATAATAGAGAGCAAGCTTTAAAAGAAGCTTAAACTACTGAGAGATAGTTCAATTGGCAGAACGCCTGGTTGTTACCCAGGAAGTTGCAGGTTCGAGTCCTGCTCTCTCAGCCACCTTGATGAGAAAAATATGACTTCAACACCTGACTCAATAAATACTGAATCTGCTACAGAACCTATCATCTGCACAGCAGAATATATATGGATCGATGGTACCGAACCTACAGCACAACTTAGATCCAAGACAAGAATTCTTACATCAGAACAACTATCTAATCCACCAGCATGGACCTTCGATGGCTCATCTACAAATCAAGCCACAGGAGATAGCTCCGATTGCATACTTCAGCCAGTAAGAGTAGCTTACGATCCCATTAGGCCTAATGGTGCACTAATACTATGCGAAGTTTTCAATTCTGATCTTACACCTAGTAAAACAAACTACAGAGCTAGTTTGCGCAAAGTACTAGCTGAAGGTGCAGATAGTCTTGAGCCTATATTTGGCTTTGAACAGGAGTATACTATCTTTGAAGGAGATAAGCCATTTGGATTCCCAGAAGAGGGTGAGCCCGAAGCACAAGGTCCTTATTACTGTTCTGTGGGTACCTATAACCATGGCAGAAATCTTGCTGAACATCATATGAAATTATGTCTTGCTGCTAGAATTGCTTATGGTGGATTAAACGCTGAAGTAATGCCAGGACAATGGGAATTCCAAATTGGACCTGCAAATCCACTTCGAGCAGGAGATGATATCTGGTTAGGCAGATGGCTATTGCAACGCATTGCAGAAAACTATGATGTAGATATTTCATACGATCCAAAACCAGTAGCTGGAGATTGGAACGGCGCAGGTATGCATAGTAACTTCTCAACTAACCAAAGTAGAAATAAAAATGGTGTTGAGTATCTTAAAAATCTCTGCAGCCACTTACAATATCACACAGTAAACTGTCTAGCTGGGTATGGAGCAAATTATGAAAGTCGCCTAACTGGTGAACACGAAACAGCATCTTATAAGGACTACAAATGGGGTATTGCAGATAGAACAGCAAGCATTAGAATTCCACTACACGTAGATGTAGATGGAGCAGGCTATCTAGAAGATAGACGTCCTAATGCTAATGCAGATCCATATAGAGTAGCTACTGTATTACTTGAAGCTACCCTAAAAATGACAAATACAGAAATAATTTCTCAAGAAGAAACCCAAACAACTACATAACTTTACCTTCTTATAAAAGACATGTTAGCCTGAAAGTTCTAGTACTAAGATTTAGTAGAACTCAAGGTGTATCATGTCTTTTTTATTATTACTTAGCTTTATTACCTCCTGTACTCCTGACTACGGAATAGTAGGTCATAGTACTTTCTATGTAGAAACACCTGGCGAAACCGAATACATATATACTCATGATACAGGTGGAGAACCAGGAGTAGTTTGGGTAGATTCTTTTACTCAGCCTGCAAGTGTAGATGAAATAGATATACTCTGGATTATTGATACATCAGGCTCAATGTACAGATATACAGCTAACTTTTTAGTAGGTATTGAAGCAATGTTAAATGCTCTACCACCCTCTGGGTGGAGACTTGCTATGCTGTCAAATGATCCATTTAGAGCAGCAACAGAAAACCAATTCCCATTAGTACCCGGTGATGACATCATAGATGCAACTGATATGTATACACGAATGGGACAAGGCCCTTGGGAAGAAGGCTTTGATGCAGCATATGAATATATAGTTAACAATCCCTATTCAAGAACTTGGATGAGAAATAGTGCTGCACTATTAGTTGTTTTTGTATCTGACGAAGAAGAACAAAGCAATCAATATATGATAAACGTAAGAGATTTCACAAATTGGTATAGTGGGTTAAGATTAAACTCATCTTTTGTCTCAAGTATTGTGAATCTCGATGGAAATACTTCTGTATGCCCATCAACTCCCACCGCTTTTGATGTAGGAGATAGATATATAGAAGCAACAAACTTCTTTAACGGGATAATTGTAGATATATGCTCAGATGATTGGTCTCCTGGAGTTACCGATGCCTTTCAACAAATAGAACCATATGAAGAGTGGAAACTTACCTATACTCCACTTGGCAACTCAGTAAGAGTATTTATAAATACTCAACCAATGCCTACTACAGATTGGTATTATAGTTTATATAATAATACTGTATATTTTAATACAATACCTTCAGAAGGTTCCCTAATAGAAATAGGGTATAGAATAGAAGATAATTTAGATACAGCCGACACTGGCTACTAGGAAAACATGATCCGACAATTCATATATAAACTTAGAAAACTCTTTAGAAAAAACTTTTCTTATATAGAAATCAAAGCTTATCTTGGACTCATAAATGCAGAAGCTATATATCGAGTACAAGCGCATACGCCAAATAAAGAACAAAATGAAGAATTAGAAGAATTCTTCTATACTGTAACAAATTCCGATCTTAGTACTATTATCTCTTGGACTCACAACTTCACTGAAAAACATTTTGATCATATTGTTAAGCGTAAACAAGAAAGACTACATGCATTACAATATGATATGGCATTTCTTACACTAGACGAATGGCTAAAGCTACAACAATATCTATTAGATCTAGATACAGAATGGCTTGTAGCCACAAATCAATATATCAAGGATCTACTCTACAAAAGTCACTCTGGTATGATAGAAAAGTCAATGACATTACCAAATGCATATGAAATAATAGAACCATCACTTTCAGACGATGACTTTATTAATTAGAAAAAAACGATTTCTACGCCCAATTACTAGATGTAAGGGAGGATGTTGATGAGTTTTTACAATATACATCCTACTCATTTGTTAATAATCTTACTTACCTATACTCTTAGTGTGTATGGTATTTCTTGGACTATAACAATGAGTTCTCTCTTTGCTCCCTTAAGAGATAAACTACTAAACTTGCCCATCTTAAGCAAACTATTTCAGTGTATAGTTTGTATCTCTGTATGGGTAGGAATATTTGTTGCATTAATTGCACCCTACACAGTAGGACTCTTTGAAGCATCCTTCATTAGAGAACCAGCAGATCTTTTTATATGGGGCGGCTGGAGTGCAGCAACTACATGGGCTATAGCACTTAAATTAGGCGATGCCCAATAACTATTTTCGGGGGTGAACTGGCTTCGACTTTGTAGCAAAGAAGAATAGTACAGGTGACCTTAAGAAACAATAGGTCTAAAACTTAGTTTCAAAACCATAACTGCTAACAACAACAGTTTCAACGTAGCTCTAGCAGCTTAGTTGGGAGGCTTCTTAGAGCCTTCTATCCAATCTAAGATATCTTACCCTCGATGGAGAGAAACAACGCATTGAGAGAATGGCTACCCTACTTGTAGTAGGTGGATTCTAAGATGACATAAGAATGGTTGGCCTTGTCATTATTTTGCTATTTGAAGAAACAAATAGATAAACCTGTGAATAACTTGAATTCAAAACTATGAAGAACGCGGGTTCGAATCCCGCCACCTCCACCCTTTTGACTCCCTATAGCTTAATAGTAAAGCCCTAGATTTTAACTAGGAAGATGTAGGTATCGAATCCTACTGGGGAGCTTTTTCTACCCTAAATATTAAATCTACATAAAACCTATGGACTTCATAAAGTGGAAATATGGTCTTATCCTCATCTCTATTGAAGATAAAGATACTGACTACGAATCTGAAATATGCGAACTAGTAGAGCTATACCAAGACAAAAATGGCAACTATACCTCTTGGTGTAAAGCTAGAATCAACTCTCTAGAAGAGCTTACCAATGCTTACAACGATATCCAGCGTGATGGTATAAACCATTGGTTCTATAAAAATGGATTTACTCATGAGCAATGATTCTTTAGATCCTGATGATATCTTAATAACTCGTGTAGTTAATGGATGGATAACTAAATCAGTTGATGTAGAAAATCCAGAACACACAAATATCATCATATATGAAGACCAAGATGGAGAGTTAGGAACTCAAAAAGCTCTCATATCTCTAATATATGATCATTTCAGTCACTACCTTCAATCTAAACATAAAGGTGGAATAATTATAGAACTAAAATCAAAAGGAAGAGATAATGAATAAAAGCTATGCTAAGTCACTTCTCCATAACGCTCCACTTATTCTTTTATGTATTACTCTATCCTTGTTGCTGTGGAATAAAGCATCTCTAAAAGCAGAACATCCATTACTTGCATGTAAGGCAGCATGTGTTCCTCTTATGTATGAGATTATTGATGAAGAATGTTGGTGTAGAGTAAATGAAAACACACTTAAACTTCAAACAAATAAGTAAAAAAGAGAAAATAATGAGCAAAACTAATAAAGAATTAGAAAAACAAATTATAGCCCAAACTATTATTTCTCTACTTAAGAGCAAAGACAGTCCACTCCTGCGTTATTTAATCCCAGAACATGAAGCAGAAAACTGTGGAATGAAAAAGGAAGAAGTAGCCTGCTCATTTAGTAAATTGGTTGAACTATTACGAGAAAAATATGATCTAACTAGTAAACAATTAAGCTATTCACATATCTATCCAAGTGTTCTATTTAATGCAAATCTAACTTGGGATGATAGTGGATTTCTCGCAGATCTTGACAGCAAGAAACCCGCATTGCCTTGGTATGGGAAATGCGCTCATCATGGTGATGGCTATCCTGATCAGGAGTGCTCTTGTGAAAACTGGATTTGTGATGCCTGTGGCGTCACCTACACAAATGACACTGAGCTTAGTTTGATCACAGAAAAAAATCTCTCTGGTATAACTATGTGTCCCAACTGTATTTCTCCTGAATAAACTTATGTTTAGACTTACTTCTTACAAGTTCCTAGAAATTAGCTTCTTTAAACTGCACAAATCGCATCATATAAAAACACATATAATATTTTGGGATAGTAGTTGTGATTTTAGATGGAAAGGTTCTTATAGCCCTTGTTTCTATATTGCTCTCACAGTTCTAAACCTTCAATTGTTTGAAATATCTTTATATGATTGTCGAACCCGAGACTAATATGCAATTTGATATCATAAATGAAACTCCTAATGAAGACGGTACAATAACTCTTACTATAGAAATAGATGATGAGTTCCAAGCTTGGTTCTTAAAAGAAACAGGCTTCGAAGAATGGGATGATACAAAATTCCAAGAGATATTATTAGAAGCTCTAGAAGTTGCTGCAGAACTTCACAATAGCAATGAATTGCTTTACACAACTGTAAAAGAAAATGATGAAGGTCAATTATATCTAGAACTTCCAGAAACTCTTCTTTCAGATATAGGCTGGACAATAAACGACATGATAGACTGGATACCTAATCCCGATCAAAGTATTACATTAATTAATCTTTCTAAGAAACAGCGAGACATAATAGATAAATGAGCACATGGTACACAGGTACAGGTAAATCAGTTTCTCATACCACTGTACTTGATGCAATCAAAACTCATATTGAGAAGTCAGGCCAACTATATATTGGTACTGATAGTATGATCTCTAAGAAAGAATGCACCCTTGTAACTTCTATTTGCTTACATGGAGCAGAAGGACAAACTGGTGGCAATTACTTCTGGAAAAAAACCAAATACAAAAATAAAAAGTATCAGTCCCTACCTACTAGGATATTCCAAGAAGTAGCAGATTCAGTTCAACTTGGATTAAGTCTGTTGGAAATCTATCCAGATGCACCCATTGAATTGCATCTAGATGTTTCACAAAATAAAACAGCAAAAACCTCTACACTAGTAGAACAGCTTACAGGCTATGTAAGAGGTGCTGGCTTTGACTATAAGATAAAACCAAACTCATGGGCTTCTAGCTCTGTAGCTGATAAACACTCTAAATAATCTGAACCTGTAAGTATCTCTTACAAGTTCAAAACGAGAACCTTATGGGAACAAATTATTATGCCCAACAAGACTCTTGTCGTCACTGTGGACGATGTAACAAGTATGATCGCTATCATATAGGCAAATCTAGCGGAGGATGGAACTTCAGTTTACATGTCAAAGGCCCTCAAGAACATGCAGCAAATCATGAGCTCCCCGAAGGGAAGTTCTCCTGCTTAGAAGACTGGAAACACTTCCTTTCCGCTATAGCAAAAGCAGAACACGAATCCCTTCAACGAGTAAAGAGACAGCTCTTTGATCAAAAAGAATTAGTAAAAAAACTTCGTAAAAGAAATACTCTTCTAGAAGAACAATATGAAGCTCTACAAGAGGATCTGGTTAATCTTGGTAAAGATTACTTAAACCAAACCTAGGAATCAAATATCAAATGGAACAATTTATAACTCTCGATAAACTAGTTAGTCTAGTATTGCCTATCTTGCCTGCTGCTCAATTTGAAGGAGATCTTGAAGAACAAATTGCAATATATACAAATCTAACCTTAGGCAATACTGATAAAATATTTGAAATACCTGAAGAACCTTCTGTATGAAAGACTCCTTAGGTAGAACTATCTCTATAGGAGATATCTTCTTAATTCCTGGAGGAAATCCTCGTTATGGAGGACTTCATCTTGAAATAGGAATTATTGAGGCTATAACAGAAAAAAGAATAAAAACCATTGTTACTAAACTTGCTGGAGACAAACATGCTTTCAAGAAGAGCTCTAGAACCAGTACAAAAATTCTAGTTATAGATGATCCAATTCTATCTTCACTAGATGTTGTTAACACTCTAAAACAAATGGTATTTCCTAATGAAAGTTCAGAAACTTATTGAATTGCTCTCTAAAGAGGATCCTTCCTCTATTGTAATCCTTCCAGGATATGAAGGCGGAGTAGATGAAGTACAAAATATTACTCAAGTGCAAATATATTTAGACTATAATATAGGCACTTGGCATTATGGAGATCATGAGATATGCGATAGATATAACTCATCTGAACTAGATACTATGCCACCTGATAAGATAGCAACTGCTATCTTAGTTAAATAACCTTAAAACAAATAGCATTATGAATAAAGAACTAGACCTAAAACTTGTAAAAGCTTTTCCACTACTTTATCAAGATAGAAACAGTAGTATGATGTCAACAGCTATGTGCTGGGGCTTTCCAGGAGATGGCTGGTTTGACATCATATGGAACCTATCTTCTAAACTTGAGCCACTAATACAAGAATTCTTAGACAACAGTCCTAATCTAGAGTGTAGTAATTGTGGCTGTAAAAGAGATCGACATTATGCCTGTAAAACAAAAACACCTGGCAAATGTTCCACTATATATATAGACCCAGAATCCGAAGAAGAGCCACCCGATAATTATAGGACTTGTTTCTGTGATGTCTATATAAGCTCTCATCCACGAGCAGCACAAGTTAAGGAAAAGTTTGGCGGTCTTCGCTACTATATGACATGTGGTAGCGATCAAATATATGATCTAATATCTGAAGCCGAAGCTCTCTCTTATAAAACATGTGAAGAATGTGGAAACCCAGGAGAAGAAAGAGATACTGGGTGGATTAAAACATTATGTACAGAATGTTTTACAAACTGGGATCAAATAAGAAAAGACCACACAGAAAAGTGGACAAAGGATTGCAGGAATGAGAGTAACAAGTCTTAAAACTATATATTTAACAGAAGAAGAACTTAAACAAGTAATATCTAATCACCTGCGAGAAAAGGGCGATCATATTCTAGCTGAACACCTTCATACTAATATATGCACAATGGAATGGCTTAAAAATGGAAACTTTGCGATTAGTATAGATGGAGAAGTTAATGAAAAATGTCTCTACACTGCAGTATCATCACGTATTGATAAGCTAAATAATGATACTAAAGAAATGAAATCAAGTAATATACCTATGAGAATTATAGATAAGTTTCTTGAAGATGTTTGGAATATAACAAAGAAACAATGAGCTCCACTTTAAATATATAAACTAATACACCCAACTATAGAATTAGAGAAAAACTTACTAGATGAGCCGAAAGTCTATATACTTCAGTTCTTGTCTGATATAGACGAGTAAGCTATATTGCTAAGTCTATATAATCTATACTATAGTTATGACTAAAAGAATTGCTGGCAGAAGACCTGTTAAATTTAAACAGCGACTTCCTAAAAAAGGAAAACATGCTGATACTAAATATTTGAATGAAGAGCTTATTGCTACTAAAGATACAAAAGAAGCACAAATATACAATTCAGGTAATATCGAGAGAAAAGATATTATCCTTGCACAAACCTATCCTAAGACTAAGAAGGCAATTATTATGAGTACAGACATTCTAGATACTACCCCTGAAATAGGGGACGACTTTGATTTTCTTGGTCATTATGATGAAGAATCCATCACACATGATGAAAAACTTCTTCCAGACAATACTGCAAGATCTGCTATTAATTGTGGATTTGTAGGTATTGGTGGGGGCGGCGGCAAGCTTGCCAGAGCTTTCTTAGACTTAGGCTTCAACAAGACACTACTGATTAATACTACTACCAAAGATCAACCTGACGGTACTCCTAACGAGCATTTTGTACTACTCGAAGGTGCTGATGGTGTAGGCAAAGATGTAACTCTAGGCAAACAAGTACTTTCTGATAATAGTGCAGTAGTAGAAGATGCACTTAGAACCCGTATGGGCAAAGTTGATTGGCTTTTTGTAATAGCTGGAGGCGGTGGTGGGACAGGAAGTGCAACCTCAGCCTTAAACAGTTCTTTTCAGCGTTATCTTACCTCTTTAGAAGCAGAAGGAAAAGTAGTCTACATAGTGACTAAGCCTACTGCTCAAGAGCTCCTAAACCCAACAATCAAGAATAACTATACTAGCTTGCTGAATGATATCAATAGCAATCCACATATTGTTATTGATAATGAAAGACAACTTGAACTATTACGAGGAAAGGTGGGCATATTGGGTATGTACCCAACTGCTAACAAATCTCTTGCTAAGCTTTTATACCAAGTACTTAAGCTAGCTTCAGAAAACTCTCCTGTACAAACATTTGATAGAAAAGATCTAGAAAAGCTTTTTTCTACCAATGGAAGAATATTTCTAGGTACCACTATTATACGCAACCCAGAAGATAAGAACCTAGGATCTACAATCTTCCAGAATTGCCTTAAGGGGTCTCCTTGTCCTCTACCTAGAGGTAAACCCCAGACAGGAGTTCTACTCCTAGTTATAGACTCTGCTATGGCTTCTAGTCCAGAAGTATCTAAGCATATTGAGGCTGCAACATCTTATGTAGGCGGAAGAACAGAAACACTTTTCTCTGGCGTATATATACGGGAAGGATTGCCTGGTATGGTAGTCATAAGTGCTTTTGGCGGCTTATAAGCTACCTACCTAGTACTTCATCTACCCAGCCAAGAACAGTGGCTCCATTCCAACCATTCATACCATTATATAAAATCATTTCATCTGTAATAACAACAAGTGTTGGCCAAGCTGAAATTGGGTAACCGTCAATACCGGTAAGATCAACTAGATCTCTTGAACCTAAAAGCACTGCTGTGCTAGTTAAATTATACGCATTAGCCCAAGCAACTAGATCCTCTTGTACTACTGGGTTGCGTGCTTCATCTTCTATAAGTACAGTTACCCATATCACATCATAGCCATATGCCTGATACTTATCCTGTACCATCTGTGCTTCTGGTGCAATCATCTTGCATACTGAACACCACATAGTAGAAAAATCTATAATAATTACACTGCCATAATGATCATATAAGTTCCAGTCATCACCATTTTGATCTACAAGTGTAAAATCACAAGGATGTGAACCAAGCCACTGATCGCAATCAGTCCATGTAATTGGGCTAGGAGCATCAGTATCACTTATAGCAGGCTCAGTAACATCTATGTCACCAATTGATGGATCTACTGAAACTATTGACGTATCACTATTACTAGTATTTTCAGCAACCTCTACAGTTTGACTACCTTGGCAAGCAATAAATATGTAACATATTGCTACTAAGAAACTTGTAATAAAAATAATAGTACTTCTATTTTTAAAAAATGACATATTAGCTCCTGATATAGCTTACTTAGCAGAATAACATATATAGTTCACTTTATTCTGCTATCTTATGATGATAAGATCAAAATATGTCTCAGGCTCCTTGGTTTATAGTGTTCCTGCTTATGCTTTCTTGTTTTCTTGTAGGACATGTCACTGGCTTTATTAGTTATGGTCTATCACTTATAGAAAAGAAAAAAGAAAGCAATACCCTGCCAGACAATATAATTCCATTCCCTAATGATATAAGACAACCTATTGTTATAGAGATTAATACTAATGCAGATAGACATAGAACAACATATTCAAAATCTGTTGACAGACATTATCAATCCAGGACTAGAAGATTATCAGACAACGATCACTCTGATTAAAGTAGAGCCACCTGAGCCTATTGTAATTGTAGCAATTGAAATAGAATCATTGGATGAAATAGATAAAAATACAATACTTAATATGGTTGAAGTATATCTTAGAGATGAAACAAATATAGATACACTTATTGTGCTAGATGACTAAAATATTATGTCGGACGATCAACAGCTTCTAACCACAGCCCTTATTACCATTATTAATCTTGAACTTAAGATGGCCTATATGGTTCTTGAACAACCATCTCAATTCCCAAACCCTCAAAAAATGCTATATCATAATATACAAAATACAATGATAGCTGTAAAAAAACTACAAAACGTATTAGAGCAAGACTCTACCTCTTTCTAAGCCTTGTGGTATGAAGACGAGCTATCTGTATACTCTTCTTCCAAAAGACAATTCTTAAAGTTGCTACTACTTCGTTTCGTGGCATCTCGCTAGAATGTACACCGCCCTTACCCATGTGGCATGCTTTACATAGAGTGATGCCATTATCTAAATCATATGCAAATTGTGGTCTATAATTCTTTGATATAACATGATGTGCATGTAGTACTTTGCTTTTACAATTACATGCAACGCATCTATAGTCATCTATTTCTCTAATAGCTAAAGACCACTTTCGAAGTTTATCTTTATTAAGTACAATATTAGTCGAAGCCTTACGGCTTCGCCTTCTGCGGGGCTTACCTCTTGAGAGATTTTTCCTTCTTTTATATAATCTTCTACGCATTGTTCTTAATAAACCAAAATAAAAGATTTATATACTTGCACTGATTTGAAAACCTGTTATAACTCTGTTTCTGTTTTTATCTTAATATACTAAAACAGATACACAAAGGATAATAACATGTTAAAAACCAGCCTCATACTAATGTTTGTATGCATATTTTTATGTGGATGCACTTCTAAAGAGAAAGATTCTGCAATCGACACAGCAGATATTGATACTGCTGAAGCTATAGATACCGCAGAATAATACTCTTACTTATCTTACTATAAACAATAAGTACTTTTAATGACCATACATGATTTAGATCTTCTTGAAAATATAAAAATATATCTTATGCAATGTCAGCAATACCTTCTTGCAGAAGTTGGTCTTGAGCCAACTAATACATTGATAGCAGATATAGACATATTGATAGAGAAGATCGACTATAAACTTAATGTTAGCTCAGATGAGCAGCCTTCTGATCAACAAGAGATTGACCCATTTGATATGTCTCTTACAGGATTTTAACTCTAATGATAGATATACTGATCGCCATTCCAATTTATTTCCTACTGGGACTATCTGTAATAGCGATGACATATGAAGTAATTGAGCGAACCTAATAATGCATAAAGCACTAATACCTCTAATATTACTAGGAACTGTTGATAAAGTAGAAGATAATATAATTAGTGTAGAAATACCTAATGTCCAACTAATTAATATTCCTTATACACTAGATAATAATGAGCTTCTTACAGACTCAACAATCTACTTCTTTCCTAACCAATTGATCCCATGTATAGTAGAAGAAGGAGCAACTCTATATTTTAGAGTTGAA